CAAACAGCCCTATAATTTACTCTACTGTTGGATTAGATACCCATGGGGCATACTCAACAGTCTCTGGACAATATACTGTAAAAGTTCCTGGGTTTTACAATGTAAATGCATCGGGAGATGGGACTTCAGCGGCAGGATCATTTTTCTATATTTCAGTAAATGGAAATACCACTGCCGGATATAACCGACCAGTTATTGCAATTCAAGAGGTAGTAAATCAGGGATTTTCTGGGTCAGGTAAAGTCTACGCCTTGGCAGGACAAACAATTGACGTTAGGTCAACTAATCTAGGTGGGTCAATTAGTTCATTTGGTACATTGCAGATTGAACGCATATCAGGCCCATCTCAAATAGCTGCATCAGAATCAGTGAGTGCTTTATATAGAGGAATACCAACTGGAACACTCACAAGTTCATATAACACCTCTACATTCCCAACAAGAGTAAAGGATTCTCACAATGCCTACTTGGGCGGGATATACACAGTTCCAACATCAGGGGTCTATAGTATCTCAGCACAATTTTTAATCAATGGTACCTATGCTTTAAATAATCTAGGTGGGATTGCTATATTTATTGACGGTGTACAATCATACGACTTCTCTATTGCCGCTGGCGGGGTTGTTTCTTATCTTCAATGTCCGATTAGTATAAACAGCATACCTCTTTTAACTGGACAGCAAATAACTATTAGATCCTATAGTTCAGCTACGACACCTACATTTAACTCAACGGGCACTAGTCATTTTTTTTCAATAAATCGAACAGGACAATATTAATATGAATAAAAAAGTAATTGTTAAAAAGAAGGATGATGTAGTTCAAACTGTAATTTTTCATGAAGAACAAACCATGAACGAGTGGATTAAATCAGTATGGGTTGAGTACTATACTCGCAAGGCGATGATCTCTCTTGAATCAGAGCTAAACCTAGATTTCTCGGTATGTGGTCCGATTCCCTTTACTGTACCTGAGTTGATGGAAGAAGTATCCGTATGAAGAAACTGACTTTAATCTTTACCTGCTCAATTATAGCGATCATTGGAATCTATGACATCTATGCCCTTACCGAGGGCGGTGGAGAGGCAACTATAAGCAGCGTTATCATAAGCCTGTCGCATGATTTTTTAATTATTCCATTCCTTGCTGGAGTTCTGGCAGGTCATCTGTTTTGGAGAATGGATTCTAATAAGGACGTAAAGTAATGGGACTATTAAGTAAGATAAAAAATGTGTTTAAAAAGAAACAAAGTGAGCCCGAAATAAGCAACCCTGTACTAGTTAAGTGCGTTGATCTTTCTCACCATAACGAAAAGGTTAGCCTTGTTAGGTTGCTAGATATGGAGCTCGTTATCTTAAAAGCAACGGAAGGAAAAAGCCTTGTGGACAAGAGATTTTACGAAAGATGGATAGGCTTAAAGGCGCTAGGAATTAAGCGCGGAGCTTACCACTTTTACAGAACAAACATCGACCCAATTGTACAAGCAAATCACTTTATTAAAACATGCGAAGGATTAAAGCCAGGTGACGTTCTCGCGATTGACTATGAAACTTGTGATATCAAAAAGATAGGAATTCAGACAATTAATGATCTTAAGTCTCACAAGCAAGACGCTATTAAGTTTATGTCTCATGTTGAGATGATTACTGGAATCAAACCTTGGTTTTACACATATCACTTTGTCATTGAAGACTGTGATTTTGGGCCTGAATTTGCTAAATATCCTCTTTGGTATGCTCGATATACCTCGGTAAAGCCCAACGACAAGCAAGGGCCGTGGAGTTCTATGGTTGCTTGGCAATATTCAAGCAAAGGGAAAGTTGATGGGATTAGTGGCGATGTGGATATGAACATTTTGAAATAATATAAAGCTCATGGAGGAGTATGTTTTGGGTAATCAAAAACTATAAAATTGCAATGGCACTCGCAAGCTTGATACTCACTGGGATACTTGCACCAGGAATCGTTTTCATTTTCAACTTCTTTATAGATACTAGAGCTTCAATGGCAACGGTTCGCCTTCATGATTATAAGATCATTCAGTTAGAAAAAATTAACTACGAAAACTCTGCCAACTTAAAAGACATTAAAGGATCTCTTATAAGAATAGAGGAACGTGAATATCAAGAATTAAAACAGGCCCGACAATTTCGTCAGGGACAAAAATAAGGACTTAAAATGGATATCCTAGTTAAAAAAGCCATCGCTTGTATTGACCTAGTAGAACTTTCAAACATCATTTTAGACGATGTTCTTGAGGTTGCAGTTAACAAGGCAGTGGAAAAGTCTGATAACAAAATTGATGATGCGGTTGCAGCTCTTTTGTTGCCCATTCTAAAGGTTGAATTAAAAAAGATAATTGCAGAAAAGGTTGCTGAATTAAAGGCTTAAGCGTGCGTAGAATCCTCCAAGTTTTTATTGATTTGCTTAAGAGAGAGGCGGTTAAATCCGCCCTCGTTAAACTACTAGGTAGCGCTGCCCTGGGTGGAGTTCGTGCTTGGATGATTAAGTTTGCCGTCGAGAACCTATTCGAACAGGTCGCAGAGCCTATTATTAGAGCAAGTTTTATTAAGCTGGGATACCTATACAACCGAGTCGAGGGGAATATCCTTGTTAAGCGAATCAACAAAGCAAAGGAGGATAACCATGAAGGGAATTACGATTCTGCTATTGATGATATCTTTAACTAGTTGCAAGGATAAAATAGTCTGTGCCCAGGTCGAATCAGCAAAAATCAAAAACCTTATTCTCAAAGACTTATCACTGCAGTTTAATCGTTGCCGCATTCGCTGCTTTAATCTTAACACCTGGAAGACGTTACCGCTTAATAAATGTGATGGATTCGAAGGCATCGAAGGAGAGCAGGAAGATTACCCGATTGACTTCTGCGAGGGATTATCTGGATTTGACGTATCGGACATGGCAAAACATATCCGACCTAAAATTAAAGAGCTTAATGCCATAAAAGAGGGCAACTGCAAGCTAAAATAGGATCAATTCGGCGACATACTCGGCAAGAATCTTAAAAGACAAAAGAGCAAAGCTAACAATAATCATTCTTCCAATGTTTCTATCAAGAAATCTTTTCACTCGCTTCTTCTTGAAAACAGGATACGTATTAACCTCTATTAAATAGTTATTCAGATGGCTCATCTTCCTCACTCTCCTTTAGGTGTATCTCTAAGCTTCCCTCTTTCCATTCGAACTTGTCAACTTCAAGCCCCTCGCTCGCTATGTTGCGTTTACACCAAGCCTTGATAATCGACATCGCACACTCAGCGTCTAAAATGCATTTCATTATTCATTCTCCTCTATGTACTCATTAACCTTTTCCCAAACTGTTTCATACATTTTGGATTCTTCTTCGTTGCCATGCTTGATTTTATTTCTGAAAACATTCCAATACAGCTCACCTACTATTCGAGAGTTTTTTCTAGCATTAGTGATGATTTTTAACTCTTCTTCGTCTTCGCATTCAATGGCTACTGAATATTTCAACTCTCTCTCCTTATATTGTGCATTTCTAAGAACATATCAACTGTAACCTCTTCTGGGTTATTCTCTATAAGAGTAGATGTTATTTCTGCATAATTAAACAGTACCGATAGGTGTTCATGAAGCTCTACTGTCTTTCTTGGATCTCCTATCCAACTATGTTCATCGTACCAAATTCTATGTATGCATTTTATAATAGGGCGTATGTCTAGTGCATTACTCACTTCTCTCTCCTTGCCTGAGTTTTTTCTAACCACTCTTCACTTAGTTTTTGTGATAATGGAGTCGAGTACCTTGCTGCATACTCCACATAAGGAGTAGCCTGAATAATAAGATCTTTCAGCGAGGCGATTTCTTTCCTGTATCCATCTATCTCTTTGATGTAATTTCTAATGGCATCGCTCCTTAATGCGATAACGTTTTCTAGTTCTTTTATTTCTTCTCTAATCATTCTTTACCTTCTAGCTCTGAAACTAATCCTCGCGCTAGCTGTCTAAGAAACTCACAATGTGGAACTAATAAATTAAAATCTCTTAGTTCGCAAATGTCATCATAAGATTTTTTCCAATCGGCACATTGATTCAATATTCCCTTCATTCTCACGTTCTGTTTTTCGAGTTTAATCTTTTCGTTAATCAATCTGAATACAGGGTGTTTTTCACAGTTCTCAATGTGTTTAACTAGTTCATCGACATCCCGAGCACATAGTTGACCGCAATAGGCACATGATATTTGAGATTGTTCTTCCTTGAACTTCTCTAACTCCAAAATCCTCGCATTTTTTTCAGTGATTTCTTTTTCAAGTGCATCTATTATGTCTTGCGACTCTTGCGGTGTTCTCATATTACGTCCCTTGTTGCCATATCGTATGAGTTTCATGTTCGCACCTTTCACACTTATGTACAGTTGTAACCTGCACAAAGTTGTCATGTTCCCATTTATAGCTATTTAGAAATATTGCAATTGACCTGTGCCCGAACAGCCTACAAATAAATTTTCTCATAATTTTCATATTATTTTATCCGCTTAAGATTAATCGATTCCCTCGCTTCTCTCAGTGCAAGTGTACCTTCATTAAACATGCTCATTTTAATTTCTCCAATACTTCCATTCCTAGTAGAATAGCTTCAGAATAGGAATAAAAAGGCGCTTCTTTTAATACTTCCGATGATAATATTCTCACTAACGCCTCTTTTGCCATCTCAAGCTTGTGCTCAAGTTCTTCTATCTTTACATAGAGTGGCTTGTATGAGTTTTGCTTTTTTCTTAAACACGTTAAACATGGCTTTAGTTGTGAAAACCTACGCCTTTGGATTTCAAAGTTATTTCCACATTCATGGCAAATACAAAGAAGTAGAGCGCGTCCACCAGACACCTTTTTCCCAGTGTCTCCTAATATTTCACTCATTCGCACTCTCCTTAGCAAAACTACCCCTAATTTCCTCACCGCAAGTTTCGCACCTTTTCCATTCAGGGAAATTCCTAGGACAATGAATTACGCTTGTCCATTTGTGGTCCGCACCATTTAGACAGTCAGCTTTCTCCACTTCATAATAATAGGAAATAGATGTTGTAAAAGTGAAATACTTTTCACAACAATAGCATTGTTGATTGTGAGTCTCTTCTTCAGAATATCCCCTGCCGTCATCGTGGTCTATATCCTGCTCATAATCACAATATGGACAATTAACATCCTTACTCATTCACACTCCTTATCATCGCTATAAAGTCTTGAAAATTTCTCCTTAACGCTTTCTAGTTCACTTGAATCAATCCAATAGATCGCTCTATCTCTATCAAGTCTGCTAAGCAGTGCTATAATGGCAACAAACAACTCTCTATATTTTCCATCATCACTCATTCGCACTCACTCCTCGATCAAGCCACAGAAGCTGATACTCCGTACTCACCAAGTAAATAATATATGCCAATCCTTGCTCAGTATTAGGCCCACCCATTTTATTAAAATGAGCTGAATTACTATAGGCTATAAAGAGAGCGAAGAGCTGCTCATGGAGTTCGTTGTTAAACTGCATTATAATAATTCCATAAAGTTAATTATCTTCGAGTATGGCTTTCCTGGTATCTCTTTGGGGTAAACAATTCCATTTAGCCCTATTACTAATATAAAATCACAATATTCATTAGCGGATTCAGATTTCACCCTCACTAGCTTGCCATCTAGTATGGTTTTCTTAACCTCTATCAAGAAATATCTTCCGTTCTTTATAGCAACGATATCAATCGAGTTGTCATTTTCATGTTTCTCGTTTACGGCAAAGCCCATATTTTTTAAATATTCCCTCAGGTCGCTCTCTGAGTTAATCAGCTCAATACTCATTTTAATTCTCCCACTGTTTTAATTACACTCATCCAGATCCAGATCCATCTCCAGATCCATCTCCAGATCCATCTCCATATCCATTCCATATCCATATCCATCTCCATCTCCAGATCCATCTCCATCTCCATATCCATATCCATATCCATATCCATATCCATCTCCAGATCCATCTCCATATCCATATCCATCTCCAGATCCATCTCCAGATCCATCTCCATTTCCATTAAAATCTGTAATTATAAAATCCATACTATTTCTTCCAAATAATCGCAGTTAAATTATCAAATGCTTCTTTAGTCATTGGGATAATTTCAATCGCCTCTGTTAATATAA